AAGCCATACCATACGATATTCACCATTTGATTTTTTAGATCGGAAACCAAGTGCGAAGTATGGAGCATCGTCATTTGCAGAATCGATGACAACTCCGTTAGCATCCGTCTGTTTACCTAAGAGTAAACCGTATTTTGCAGAACCGAGATCCGCAAGAGTGAACTCAACATCGACAGATGAGAACACAGAAATAACTTCCGCGACAGTATCATCTGCAAAAACATTCTGAGTATCTACTGAAGGTGTAACCTTTGCATCGATTGCGTCCTTGAGTCGTTCAGGTGTACCGTAAGTTTCCTTACCTTGATTGTCCTTCGTAATTTTAGCGACGAATACGCTATCTAATCCTACTAAAGCCATTAGGTTATTCCCCGTTCTTATTGAATTAGCCGACCAATTATGGTCAGCATTATATTTGATTCATCTTCATTAATTATGAATTATGGAAGTAATGTTGTACTGCGATCCATCGTATAAGATAGTCATATCTTCATCTATCCCTTTGCGGTACCTAATAATAAAGCACACTATATTCTCTGATTGAGTAGCTTTAGCTTCAAAGTATTCCCTCATAGAAACCTTCTTAACTTGTGCCCATAAAGTTATAGAGGTAGTTTCACCAGGTATAGCGTAACCCTCTTCGTCTACGCTTCCCTCTTTAATCTTTTGTAAAGAGATTCGTTTATTAAGTCGAGCGGCATTAATCATAGCTCACCACAATCTATGCGGATCTAATAATCCGGCAAACATATATTTAAGTTCTTGTGCATTGCTCGTTGAGCCGATAGATTGAATTGATCTATTTCCATACCAATGTCCAATAATTGCGAGATATGCAATCGTAAATTCATCTGGTAAATCCTCATATTCAACAAACTTTTTATTTAAATAATTTTGAATAAACGATTTAGCGGCTATCATCATTCCCGCAAGCATTTGATCGTCTTCTTCATACTCAATTCAAAGGTATTCCTTCACATTGAGCAAACTGACATCATCAATTTTCATCTGAATTTCTCCTTTATAATAAAAAAGAAAAGCCTGGCATAATGCCAGACCTTATTATTTATACAACTAGTGTTCCGATTACGAACGCTTCAGTATTAATTACTGCACCATCCATAAAACCATCAAGAATTACAGTATTAGTACCACGAAGAGCATTGTTAGTATCAGCAGCAATCAGTTGGAGATTGAGTCCTTGCTTAAGCATCAATGCGTAACCATCTTTAAAGCTACCAAAAAGAACTTTTCCGTTAGTATTTGTGTCTGTAACAAATAAAGGACATCCAAGTAATTTATATGAAGGTGCCTCATTAACGAAATCACGGACTACAAGATAAGCACCAGTATCATCTTTGAGCTTCGCAACTTTATTAAAAGTTGTACGGTCCATAATAAATGCAGCGCCTGCTAAATAATCTGGATGCAAAGTTGTATACATATCGATAAATGAATCCGCCATCTCAATTTCATCGAGTTCTACTTCTGTAATTTCATCATTAGAAAGAACCCCTTCAAAAGATCCAGAAGCTTTAGTTCCGGTTAGCATTGCAGATTCGATAGTTTTACCAACACGTCGTGTTAACACGTCGGTAGAATATCCTGTAATATCTACTGCCGCATCTAGCATCAATTGCTTAGTCAAAACCATATGGGCTCCAACACGCTTTTGTTTTAGTTCAACAGTATCAAGTACTACATTAATCTCTGGGAGTTCAACAATTTCTCCAACAAATCCCGGGTTTCCTGAGAATGCAGTTTCTTTAGGAACTCGTAAATTACCTTGCACCGATTCAAAACGGCGAGCCATTTCAAACAGTGGTGAAACTTCTTCTAGTTTCTTAACTACTTCTTCTGCAACTTGTTCAGGAACAAGAGCCCCACCAAATTCCGATTGAGAAAGTGAACGAGTTTCTGCAGAATCTTCTCCGCGAAGATACCCTTCGATTGCACGTACTTCAACATTATTTTCATTTTTAATTAGCTTTTTAGCCATAATTAATAACTTCCTTTTCTAATTTTTTTCACAAAAAAAATCCCATCCGAAGATGAGATCAAGTGATTTGTTTTAATTTATTTTTTAATCGTTCTATTTCTTCGATTCCTTTTAGATCTGCACCAAACAATGAAATATCATCATTCAACTTTTCAATTTGAACGATAATATTATTTTTATAGAATCTTTTTTCAAAATCATTCATATCTGAATATTCAGATATTTCTAGAGGGACTGAGTCCTGAACTAGATCAATTCCTCGAGCAGAAATAGTTGATTGAGCATATGCCGGATTTTTTACCACAGATACTTCAAGTAATTCCAATTCATCAATAGTACGCTCAAAGATTCCATCAGCAGCTTTACTCCATGACTCTTTAATTACTTTAAAACCAAAGCTCATATTCCGAAGAATACCTGATTTGATTAGCTCAAAGTAATCTTTCCCATAGGACGTCGGAGTAATCGTTGCTTCCATTAGAAGACCATGATTATCCTCATTCAAAATGAGTGATCCATTTCTTGTGGATGAAAGAATTTTTTTATTATCATGCTCTGCAAGAAAATCAATGTCATCGTTAATTGATAACGCTCTTGAAAATGCACCTTTAGAAATTTTCTCACGGAACTTCTTATCAATACCGATTATTTTTGAAAATTGATTAGTTTCATTTACATAGCCTTGAACAATAAGTTCGCCATTTTCTCTTACCTGCATAGATCCATCTTGAATCCTTAGTTCCATATTATTCATTTAGTTTTTCCTCTTTTTCATTTAATAGCGTATTTAGATTAATGATATTATCCGTCTCTGTATCTCTAAGGACGTGGCCTAAAGAATGAACAAAATAATCCATGTTACCTTTCATAGGTAAATCTAATTTCTCTCTAGCTTCGGAAAACGAAATCAAACCATTATTGAGAAGCTTCTCGACAATTTCAATTTTTTCTTTTTCAGATACCCGAATTAATTCAGCCGTATCAAATCGGAAAAATGATTGATTTCCATCAAGGTATTCTTTATCAAATGAGTTTTCGATAGCAGATAGAATAGGCTGGAGGCACAATTGTAAAAACTGAATGTTGTTCTGTTCTAACGAATCATATTTGTTCCCATTCGTAGAAATCATAGATTCAGGAAGATTAAACAGTCGTGCGATCTCAGAAATAAGTGAACTATTTTGTTCAACCATTTGCATATCTGCTAATGAATTGGAGATTGGTTGATATTCCATGCCACTCTCTAAGATAACGGTTTTACCTGAATTTTTAGCTCCAGTATAAATCTCTTTCCAAGATTCACGAAGTCTCTCAGCAACATCTTTTGTTAACTTGCTATCCGTTTTAAGAACACCCGCTGGAGAAGTTCCATTGTATAAGGTCGAGGAAATTAGATTCAATCCATTGAGAGTTGCCCGAAGAATAACTTCTCCGTTTTCTAAAATCCCGCTTTCAGCAATTTTAATAATGATTAATTTATCTTCTGGAATTACCTTTGTGGAATATTTAGAGTATTTATAAATGACTTCTCCAACTACTACCTCGGCCTCATCTGTATATTTTTCAAGTGACATATGCTTTGTATCTAAAACATATAAATCTTGATCTGATTTATATACATAAGCAATTCCATAAAGTAGTAAGTTTTCAACGAGTTGTTTCTTCATATAGAATGCAGTATCAAAAGGATTTGGTTTAAAGTTAAATAGATAATGTAACTCATGATCCACAGGAATCACTTCATTATTTAAGTGTTGATAATTCTTGATTTCTAAATTCGCAATTGTGTTTGTAATAATGTCCATTGCCATTTTAAAGGCCGGAATCTTATATGCTTCATCGAGGCTAATTCCGCTATTGTATGATTTCATGATGGCTAAAGATCCAATTTCTTCGCTAATAGTTATCGGAGTTTTTTGGAACAAGTTGCTAAAATTAAACGCCATTTAAATATGCTCCTTTTTTAACTTTGATACAGTATTCTTTACTTTCGATGAATAAGAAAGCTCTTTAAAAGATTCGGGAGTATTTAGATCTTCACAAGAAATATATTCCACCGCTCTTTGTACGGATAATTCTTTTTCAAGAAGTAAGTTAATCAAAGCTTCAAGTAATAGTTTTTCGTAAGTACCTTGAGATACATTAAGCTTAATAAATGTAAATTCTTCAATGTAATCGTTTAGATTTTTTACAATTTCTGAATTAAAAGCTTTCATCATTACCATCCTTTTGTAAAATTTAGTTTTTTCAATGTTTTTTGTGATATAGTTTTTTTAGCACACCACGTTAGTCTTGTGGTGCTTTTCTTTCTAGTAAAGTCTCGTTTCTGCTTGGTGGAGTGCAATACACCAAAAAGGGAGATGTTTACGATGAAGACAGCAGTAAGATACTCTTTGTTAATGATTTTAATGGTAATAGGTTTCGCATTAAGCGACGTGGTCATTTGTTCGGACAACGGGCTAACTATCGCCTGGAATGGCGTAGAAGACTTTTTTAAAGTCTTTGCTTATCCTGTGCTCATCATTCTGATTTTAGGATGATGAACCTAACATGATACTGGATGAGAGGATTTATCCTCTCCCGGAATCTTGGAATTATGACGAATGTGTTGTATAGCGCGTTATAGGGATAAGTTAATATTTAACTATAACTAAAGTAGTATATTATTAAGAGTATCTTTACGGAAAAATGCACGTTTTTAATACGTAGTTAATTCCGCTGCTGATTCATCTGAACATCTCCTGGGGTGTGGGCCATACTTAAGAACAGTCATGTTCGCGAGTATGGCTTTTTTTCTAGGTTTCTTATAAGAATTGCACTTATATTATGATCTATCAGAAACAAGGAGAGTCCACCTTTAATTGCTTGAATTAAGGGTGAACAACTTTTTATGGAACAACATGAAGTTATTAATGAGACTGATTAACTCTAATAGAAAAAGCAATAACAGTTAAATCTAAAAATAAATTAAAAGATGTTATTCCTCAGATATAAGATCAGATACTTTATTTTTAGATAAAATTACACTCGTAGAAATTTCAAAGAAGATTCAAAGGAAGAAACTGATAACCATCTTAAAACTTTGATTAGAAAGTTTAAGCAAAAGAGAACCCAATTAACCATGGAAAGTTAATTGGATCATATTCCAAATGCAAAAGGAGAAAACGCAAACAAATTTAATGTTTCCGCATTAAATACGCTTACACTATATATATGCTTATCTAAGGCATTGTGCGTAACTTTTACAGACTTATTTTCTTATTTTTAGCCCATATTTTCTTATTTTCAGCCTATATATTCAGGATAATTTTTCTTTTAATTAACGGTAATATAAATCAACAATATTTGTTATCTTAGTAGTATGGTTGCATACATAAATAAGCAGTTATGCGTAATTATAATCAAATAAAAAAGCCCAAGATTAACTCAGGCTAAAATTAATTATTTAATTATTCAAAATGTTCAATTAATTTTTCATGCGCTTTTTCTGTCAACGATTTAGAGAACATTCTTACGGGAAATCCTTCATATTGGACATAGATTTCATTATAGGCGTCAGTACTAGCTTTTTGGGCAGCCGATTGCTTTGGCAGTCCTTTTGATAAGAACAAATAGTATTTAGATTTTCGGCCTTTATAATACTGAGCAAGAACAAATCTATATTGTGAGTAAGGAATTTCTGTTTTTTCTTTATTCCGACCGTATAAATAGTATTTATAGTCTTTTGAATCATTCAGATCTATTCTTTTGCCCATAATGATTTCACCAGTTTCTAAATCGATTTCTTGACTGCGTTCATACGGAAGCTTAAATTTTAAAATCCCTACTTCACGAAATAAATTTATATACTTACCGATCGTCTTACTCGATAGTTGCATTTTCTCCGCGATTTCTTCATCACTGCTCGTAGATAAATCCTCTTTGATGAATAAATATAATAACTTTTCCGCGGTCTTTTCATTAGGAAATTGAACTTCAACTTCTGCAATAGATTCAATTTTTTTCATAAAATTACTCTTTTCATAAAAGTTCTCAATATGATAAACATAGGTCCCTTTACATAATTTTTCTCTTGTATACACCCATCTTTTTAGCTTTGTTTTATGCGCTTGTTGTAATGTGCGGAATGCAATATTTAATTCAATTGCCAGATCCTTTTCTGTAAACGTATCAATGTTTTTCTCCATAGTATTCTCTCCTAAATTCATTTGTCTTTACATTTTTATTATACTTACTATAAAAAAAAACTAAGAAAGAAACAGAAAAAAATCCTATATTTTAACAGCCAATTAAGGACGTTAAAATGTAGGACTGAATAAAAGGATTAATTTTAATGGATATAACCGCGGCTCAATAAAGCGCACATTAAGATTCATGCTCTGTTTATAATAAAATATAGAACTTAGATATGTACTTTTTATTAGCACTAAGAAACATGATCTTAGTTTCTTAGTAAGGTGCTCAAACTTGTTTGAGTGCCTATATCTTGAACTTTTATAATGGTCGATCAATCTAATAATCTAAGTAAATCATATTAGTTCATTCATACAGACAAGCAATGGTCTTCTGCTTGGCTGTAACATATCTGAGCTTGCGAAGATATGTAATCTCTTGAACTTAGATGAGGCAATCTTATATGCTATTACCTTCTACGAATCCTTTATACAATTTGTATTTAGGATCAAGTTCAAGAGACTATTCATCGAAACGAGGAGCATGTTTCGATGAAGCAATTACATTTAATTAATCTATTATGAAATCTACAAACCACTATAAATAGCTATGACATACTTAAAGACATTGTGTCCAAGCAAGCTTGAACACGTACTAACAAATGGTGGACCTATTTGTTAGTAGTAATCAATCATATAGTAAAACACACACAATATAATTCTAGGTCTTATTTAAAAAACAGAGCTAGAACTTTATCGTGTGTTTTTTAATAGTGCCGCGTAACTTATTTCACAGCCCCATTATTGCCTTACCTGCCTCTAAAATCCATCGTTCATCAACAATAACTTTAGATACCGATTGAAGTAAAACTTGGTTTCCGAATTTCATTAACGAAGTAGCAATGTTATTTATTTTATTCGGCTTATTCTTTTCATCAGGGCTATTTAGTTCCGCAACTAATGCTTTAATTAATTGATTCACTTCTTCTTCTTTACCATTTAAATCGATTTCATCGCTCTTAATTTGATCTATCACTTCCATCACAAGCGAATCACTTTGATTAGTAGTAATATTTTCAATGGTAGATTGAAAATTGTATACATTCCCTTTTGAAACTCCACCATTATGATTGATCGTTATAGATAAGTTTTCTTTCTTTATCTCATTTTTATTTTCTTTTTCCGCTTCAAAATGATTATCAATTATCTCAACCATATATCTAAAAGTTGATCGAAGTATGTCAGATCTAAATTTTTCTTCATAAGAGGTCCTGCCATACACTTGATTAACATAAGACAGATAATTAAGATCATCTTTAGTAATTTTTTCAATGAGTAACAGCAGATAGATAATTCTTGAATCAACATTTGTTGGTAACTTTAAATCAAGCTGCCTCGTGATTCCCGAATATTCATGGAAATCCTCAAGTGTTTTTCCGCTATTTAAATAGTCCTTTAGGATCTCACTAATAATTAAATCATCATGGATCATATTATAAACGGTGGCTATATTTTCTGAAATAAAAAACGGATCAGAATTTATTACATTATCAATGGCATACTTAAGCATTTTAATCGCATGATTAACATTTTTTATATCAGTTTTTTCCTCCAT